TTCTTTTTCCAGGTGGGGCACAACCTCACGATAAAGAACCGACCAGTCTATACCCTTGTGACGTGGGGGCTGGGCTCGCCCCTGCATAAAGTCGGCTCGCTCGATATGCTCATAGTTGAACACTCCGTAGTCTTTCTTGAAGTAGTAGTCGAAGATACCACGCTTGCCTCCTTCGAGGAAGTAGCAATGAATGGGATAGCCGAGAGTTGCTGCAGCTTTGATGTAGTTGTTTCCGAAGACCACCTCATCGCCACATACGATAGCGCAGAGAGCATCGCCGAATTTAACGATAAGACGGCAGATGTCTTTCACAATAGAAGCGTTGGCTTCGACAATCTCAAAGTCTGAGGCGGGAATGTCATCGTGAAAAGTCCCGGCTTCACGAGGAGCTTTGCACTTGCTCAACTTTTCGGGTTCGAGTTCCACGCCATTGTGGACTTGGTTGAAGAGGATTTCAGATTCGATGTCAACACCGCTTATGAAGTACACCGGTGCTTCCGTGAGTCCTACAGCCGTTGCGGCCTTGGTACGTTGGTGCCCGGCAACGATTGTCATGTTGTCGCGGTTGACGATAATCGGAAGAATGAAGCCGAGTGTCTTTAAGCTACCCTGCAACTCCACAAATGCCTCGTCAGTAATCTTACGGGGATTGTAAGATGCGGGTCGGATGTCTGCGAATTTTACGTAATCCATGATTGTTGTGATATTTAGTCGTTTTGGGGAAATATTTATTCAGGCATTTCAAATACCGTGTCAGAATCCTCTCCACTGTCCTGATCGATGGGCGCGGAGTCTTCCAGGAGGCTCTTGACGAAACCGAAGTTGACACCGGTCTGATCCACATAGTCGTTGTATCGACTTACAAGGGCTTCGTACTCTTCCTTTGTTACCGACACGACATTCTTGCCGAAAGACAGCATGTTTATCTTCTTCGGAGTGGAACCCTTAATCTTCGTCATCACTGTGTCATCTTCATCAGGATTGTAGAACAGATTTTCATCGAAGCCGAAGTTCACGAGATTGATTTCATCGTAAATCTGCTGTAATTTGGTGTAGTCGAACTCACCAAACTCATTGTTATCTTTGATAATCAGTTCCTTTTCCTCGTCTTCAGACAAATCCGCCACGGTTACGTCGATGATAGGATTCTCAATCCATTCTTTCCAGTAGTCGATTACGGCGTCACGCTGTTTCTCGGTCATGCCGAGCCACTTTTCGTTCTCCTGAAGGATTACCATCCAATCCATCGGGGTAGTTGTCAGGATTTCCTTGAGAATTGTGGTGCGCTGGTTGCCGGCAAGCACTACATTGTCTTTGTTGACAATAATGTCGCGGTAATAGAGCATCTTCGGGAAGAGCATTATGCTCTGCTGAAGACGACGCTTTTGCCCCACGACAATCTTACGAGGATTGATGGGGTTTATGATAAGTTCTTTGATGTCCTTTTTCATTTGCCGAGAAGTAATTCAGTTAAAAATCCATCACTTATGCCGTCGTGCTCCTGAAGATATTCATCAAGACGTGCAGAAAGGCCTTTAAATTCTTGGTCTGTCATCTGACATTCCACATAACCGCATTTGAATTTTTCAGGATATGTCTTGGATAGGTCAAGATTCTTGTCGTTGATTTTGTCGTCGTAGTCGTAGAGGTTCCACGCCACATAGCCGAGGTAGTCGCCGATGGCCTCACGCTCGAAATGGCGCTTCATTATTTCGATGTCATCTTCGCCGTAGTGGAGATTGTCTTTTATAAGAATCTCTTTCTCTTCCTCGGCAGAAACATTATCGAGTATGCGAACGAACACTGTGGGCTTTTTCTTCCATTTGGCCCAGAAAGCGAGAAGCGCAGTTTTCTCCTCGTCAGAGGCCATACGGAATTTCTTCTGGTTGAACAGATAATCCTCAATCTCATTGTCATCGAGTTCAAGAATTTTGTTCAGGCACTGTACGCGACCGTTACCGCCAACAATTACATCGTCTTGGTTTACGAGAATGGGGCGCAATTCGAGCATCTTCGGAAATACGAGCAGACTCTCGATCAGCTTTCCCTCCATAAACTCGCTCATGGTACGAGGATTGTCAGGATTGGGTTTAAGTTTTCGTATGTCTTTTTTATCCATTGTGATATTGATAGTTTTCTAAGCGCAAAGATAATCAAAATGCGTAGATTAGCCAAGTATTTATAGATAAAATAATCAATATGATTAGTTGATAAGGTTAGGGATTGCGCTTTTGGTGATTTTTCACACTTAAAATGATGATTATTTGGGCTTTTTTCGTTATCTTTGCACTATGGATATTTAGTTTAGAGTCCCTTGCCCTTTTTACTGGGGCAACTGGGGTTTTTGATTAAATATCTTATTTGCATTTAAGTGAGTTAACCCGTGAGGGCCCGCTCACTTTCTTTGTTTATGGCTCCGGCAGTTTAATGATGTGAAGCCATATCCACGGAAGCCAAATCCGTTTGAGTTTTATCCACCACGAGCACTTGACACTTTTGGCAAAGAAGAACGTGCGTGAATACTTGCCTCTTGGCACACATGGATTGAACCAGTGTTTGTAACCCATAGCCTCCATCAATGGGATTGATTCTGGCGCCACGACTATTGATGGAATTGTCTTGTTGTGGCCGCAGCAACTACCGGTAGTTTTCACGCCATTACTAAGTAGCTCGATAACTTCTTCGACGATGCAAGTATCTACCCATATCTTTCTTCCGAGTGTTTCGTGGTATATCTCAATCTGATTGTCGAAAGAACCGAGCTCTACATTCTTACAATTACACATGATGTTTTTTCGTTTATTATGGGGGTGTATTAAATTCCTCTGGTTGAATAACTGAGCTGGCTACCACTACATTCGTAAGGCAAGAGAATATCTTCATCTTCGAGCCAAGATCCGCATAGGTTTCCATTTGGATGGAAGACCATTTCAAAAACCGTATCTGGTGTTTTTTCTTTTTGTGGGTCTATGGCGGAAAGATCTGCGCTCTCCATTACGACATCGATATTCTTATACTTGTAAACCTCGCAATAATAGTAATATCCCAACACTTGAGTTATAGGCCGGAAAATATGCGGCATGAGATCAATCTCGCTCCAGATGTCATCCAACTTAATCTTTTGTTCTTCAAGAAAACGTAACTTCGGAATGTTATGCATTACTGACTTATCGTAATCCATTGTTTCCCGGAATATTATATTATCTACCCCCATTTCTCCATAGAAATCCAAATAACGCATCATTGCCTCAATGCTACTGATTCCACTTTTCAGAAGAAGGCAACTTAGGCGTGGCCTAACATTTCCAGACAAGGCTACTTTTACAACTTCGTGCATCTGCTCATTGCAGAAGTAGCTGTTACTGAATTTCATAATATCCGCATTCACATTCTCAAGATAATGCGTTTTGGAAATATTCAGATGATGAAACCCATTTTCAATAATATGGTCTATTATGCGTTTCCCATCAACAATATCGAGTAATCCACTTCCATTAGTTGTGATTACTCGCTTTCGGAAGTTGTATTTGGAAACAAGTTTTAAGATACGCAGTAGTCGATGGGATTTAGTTGGCTCCCCACCAGTGATAGATATTGACGGATTAAGGGGGCGTATGGTTTCCAATACCTCAGCCAACCGGGTAAAATATTCTTCATCATCAGAGATTCTTTCTTTGATGAAAGTCTTGCCTTTGCCCTCAAATCGCAACTGATCTATACAGAACCGACAGTCTGCATTACACGATTCGTTTACAAATATTGATAGGTTCGCATTCTCATAGACTGACTTCTGCTTACCATTAAAGGCAAATGGTTTTGTAATATAGTTCTCAGCATCAAATTCCTTACGTCGTATAGAGCGGAGAACGGAGAATTTAGATTTCATGTTTGGTATGCTATTAAAAGCCGATGACCCGCCGTTTCGCTTTTCGCGGCCGTCGAAACCCCATGTGCATCTCGTGCTGAACCGCCGGGGTAGTGGTAACTTATGCGATAGGCTCTGGTTCCTGTCTATGCGATGTGGCGGAATCTCCAGGTCAAGTGCGAACGTACCATTTGCTGCGGGGTGTGTCGGCTTATGTTATTGAATTTCTTCGCAATACTCCCATAAAGAGAGTTTGCCTTTTACATTTTCGATTGGTTTGTCAAACTTAATGGGATTGGCAAGAACCCAGTTCCAAACACCTTTCTCGGCCCATTCTGATGGGTGGTTTTGAACACAATCGACAATCTCTACACTACCTATAATCGCGGAAGTGGGATATAAGGCCCTATTACTGGAATTATAGAGAAGCGCAGTACGTGCTACTGGAAGAGGGTAGCAATCCCGTATCTCAGCATAAGGCACTGGAGTTTTCGCTGCGTGAATTAACACTCTTCCCCGGTACGACGTTCTCCATGTGCGGTTCTCAATATCCTTGCCGCCCGCGACAATTAAACCGGCCCAAGGTTGCTTTACTGTCAACGCTTTCATTGCTTGCTTTCTTCAAATAATTGCTTCTGCTTGCGCAATAACTGTTCGTGTGTATGTTTGTGTATAGCCGGGAGCCTATAACTAACATCGGAACTGCCTGGAGTGGGGATTGCTTTGGAACTTGAACAACCTCCGGCAACCAAGACTATACCGAGCGCGACTAATACGCTCAGGACATGCGATGAATGAATTTGGTCTTTTATGCTCATTTCAGAAAAGTTTAAGTTGAATAGGTCTATTTTTGGTGGTTCTTGCATACACAGGGCAAACAGCCGCAAACTCACACTGCCCATTGGCGGCCAATATATGAGCTTCGTGCCATTTGTTCCAATCCTTCACGTCCTTATCCGTAAGGAAGCGAATCAACTGCATACAGTTAAACCCTCGTTCTTTGACTTGCTTATTTACAGCAATCTCGACAATACCATTTCCGTCAGGTGACATTACAGTTTTTTCTTTCTATAGTTGAATACTTGTCCCTTGATCCCTTCCCTGCGCATTATAGAGCAAAGAATTGATATTGATGACAAGGAGGTGCTTTCCTGATAAGAGGCGATGCGTACAAGTCGCACCATCTTACCCGATTCATCGGCTTCCACCAATCCCCAGTTTTCCGGCAATTCGGTTTCCTTTATGATACCTTCGAGAGCATAGTACCATCTGAAATTACCCATTCCGGAGATTGGATCTTTACGATGCTGTTTCTCTCGGTCTTTTAGGAAATCTGCACGAGAGGTTTTAACCTCAACGAGTGTAGTGGAAGCACCATTCGTGCCCCATACATCAGCGTCCTCTCGTCCGTATGTGATAAGTTCTACTGCGACGTACTTGTGTGGATTGGTGCCATCAAGTCCACTCCTATGAAGTATTTTAGCGGCTTCACAGCACATATCGTAGTGAAGTGATTTTGTTTTGCTCATAGTTTTGGATTGCTTAATTGTTTAAATCTTATTCCATACTTAGTTGCGTGGCTCTCCATAATTGGACGGCGCATTTCCTCTGATGGATAGAAATAAAGATTGTGGTCTTCCGGAGATTCGATATATCCTTTCTTGCGAAGATTGTAGCGATAGCACAGTTTACTTTTGGTCTGTTTTACAAAGCGGAATTTAGTGCGCTGTTCAAAACCCCACGAAAGAGTTCTTCTCTTATCTCGATTATAAGTTTCGCGCCAGGACGCACGCCGCTTTTCCTGCATTTCAGCATATCTTTTGGGAGATAGGCGTTCCTTATTGCTTTGTCCTTTTTTGAAGCCGTTATTCTCGCTTCCTGGAATTCTAAAACCTTTTGGGGGATAGGTGCCATTTCTACGATGACTTTCGGCTGCGGCCACCTGTGCTTCATCTTGTGTTTTCTTCATAAACTGTCGAGATTTGGTTAATCCATGCTCCCTCGCTATCCTATGCAATGAAGAATGGCTAATCCCTAATTTCTCCATTATCTCATCGTTCTTTGTGTGTTTGTAATGGCGGATAACCCAAGTCAGCTCTTTTTCGGTTAATTGCCGACCGCGCGTTGCGACCTTTCTTATCGGTTTATTGTATATTTTATGCTCTACGGCTTTACGTGTGCGACCAAGTCTTACCGCTATTTCGCTCCACTCCATTCCCAAAGATCTCAGCCGGCGAAGTTCATCAATCTCATTTTGAGTCCATTTCCGGTTGTTAGCCATAGTTGTAAATCAGGTTGTTATTTTTTTAATTCCCCCGAATTCGAGGGGTTTAGACAAACAAGAATGGAAACATCTTTTTCAGGTCACGGTGGTTAGGCGCATAAGTAGAATACTTGGTCGTTGCCTCAACCAAACGGAACCGCTTGTTGTCGTAATTAGTGGTGCAATACTCTTGCCTTATTTCCACCGCATTAAGCTGGCGATTCCCATACCTGCCAGTCGATTTCATCACAAAGGATTCATCAACTTTCACTGTAATGCAATAATCAAGGTCAACTATTCCCGACAACATGTGAATAGCCTCGTCCGGGTCTTCTACAAAAAAGCAAAAGCCTATCGATGTCGAAGCGTTTCCTCTATGAAGACTATGGTTAGTTTCGTTGACAAGAACTTCGCCACGCTGATAGGCTTCAAATTCCTCTTTGGAGCAAAAACGATGCAGGATCATAACTATTCTTGCTTCAAGTGCAACTCCCGACACGGCTCTACGCCAATGCACGGCATGATAATGACATCAATACCTTTCTTAAGCTGAATCAACATAGGGCGTGAATCCTTGGCCTGATATGCTATTACGCTATAAGACAATCCAATGTCGTTCATGGCCTCAGCTATTGTCTGAAGTAATCCGGCATTAAATGATGTTCCGTTAATCGCAATGGCACGTTCTTCACGCTCGTATTCCTTGGTTTTGACTTTTCCTTTGCCATCACATATGGGGCAATCAAAGTAGTCAAAATGCTCTTCACCATTGGAGTCCTCATAAGTCCATTCGACTTCTCCGCGGCCCTCACATTCGTCGCATTCTGCTTCCTTCCCTGAAACAGCAACGGTTTCGTACTGTGGTATGCTCTTTAATACTTCTATGAGTTCCTTTAAGTCAAGTTTGTAATTACTCTCCGGTGCTGGAAATGATGGCAATTTTTCCGGGCCGCCTTGATGATTATAAGAATCTTCGCAAAGACATTTTTCAACTTGCACCATAATCCTCGCGTCTGAAGCATAAATAAAACCGTTACGCTCAAAAGGTTCTTTCAAGCAAGCCCTATTTATAAACTCCCCATTATATACGAACCGGGAGAAGAATAGTTTCTCGTTTTGCATCTCTATGTTATTATATACTGCACATTCAGATAGAATTCACGGTGTAAGCGCTCTATCTGCACATAATCACTAATCTTCTCGCCATACGGGAGAAAGATTACGCGCTCTTTGGTATTTACACGTATTCCTTTCTTCCGCAGGCGATAGATTAGACAATGTGCTGCTGTACAGAGAGGTTTTGACATTACTTACATCACCAGTTCCCAGTCGTTAGCAAATACGTCGGCAATTGAGGGAGTCCACGAATCGGCTCGTCCAGTATCAAGATTGAAAATGAGTCACTGCGCAACATAGTCTATGTGGTCGCCGGCGGCGAGGATATGACGCTTTGCTTCCTCCGGGAGCGACTGCATATTCGGTATTTTTTCAGACGTGATGTGGGCCGGCACTTGCTTGAACACCATGAGACTTTTACCATTCCATCTGCTACGACGGATAGAGAAGCCTTCGCGGAGCATAGGCAGGATTTGCTCGAATGAGAGACCTGAAGGCCGACACTCTTCGTTCCCCTCCATACAGGATTGGCGAAGGGCTGCAAGATTGAAGTACGCCTCCATAGTGTCGAGTTGAGCGACAAGGAAAGCACGAGTTCCGAGTGGGAGAGCCTGAAAGTCTTTGCCGTCGTTCTGGAAGTATATGAAATTTCTGAGTTTCTTACGTTTCAGATTAAGATCAGAGAGCTCGATATTGAGTCGGTCGAGTGGTGTTTCAGACACCTTGTAAGCGTCCTCAAATACTTCTGCCGGCGACCACGACTCGTAGTTGTCAGGGTAAACTACATGGTAGCCTTTGTTGTCGGAATATTCCTCGACATAGGCGTTTTCTCGGATAAGGCCACGCTTGTATGCCTCTCCGTAGGTCATCGGCTCTGCCTTGACCGTCTTTGTTCCAGTGTACTGTTTCATATGTTCTTTTTTGGGGTTGTTATTTGTCTGATGCTCTTTAAGTATTGTTTCTTGAAGCATCTTCAGGTCGTTCATTGCGCAGCGTAATGTGGCGTTCGCTTTATTGAGCATATTCCTTGATTGCTGTCCCAGATCAGCCTTTATTTGCTGTAACCATTGACAGTCATGCTCATACTCTTGAAGCATTTCGTCGATGTAACCGACACCAAGGGTCGATATAAGTTCGTCTGTTTCCATTATTCGTGTGGTTTGGATGATAGATTGAATAGTTTTCTGAACCAAGCAAAGCGAATGTTTTCAAACCAATCGTCATTTGGATCTGGTTGATTCTCTTGTATGAATCGGTTGTAACATTCCGGGCAATACCATTGGTCCAGAACAGCCACATAGAATCCATTCGTAGGCATCGCAGAACAATAGTCACAAATACCCACTGCGCCCATGTGGCCGAGTTTGCCTACAAGTTCGCTTCTCGATATCTCTATGACCTTGAACCCGGCTGGATTTTCGATAATCTGAGCCATTACTTGAAAATCATAAAGAGGGCCACAAGCCACCCAGATAAGGATAGAATCAGAAAGAGGGTGTTCCACTTCCACCGGTTCTCGTTCGCTCGGCGGTATTTATTTACCTGCTCTATGCTGAAGCCATAGCGTTTTTCCACAGTTTCAGCCATCCAACGTTGTATGCGCACAGCAAGTTTTTTGCAAGCCTCGTAGGAGAGAACCTTCGGTGGCTCGATAGAGTTATAGGGATTGTAACTTCCTGACGATACAGCGACATAGGGTTTGATGGAAAATACATCGTTCCAATCCCGGCCAACGTTCATTTCAAGTTCAATCGTAACGTTGCAGGATTTCTTTATTTCCTTCTCCATAGCCTTGTCGATGGCAGCCTGATTCATATCAGCCTTTTCCTTAAGAGCGTTATATTCGTACTCTCGGAGTTGGACTATCTTTTCCATAGTTATTTCTTTTTGGGATTGTCTATTTTATTGCACAGCCAGTGTCGGTATCTTTCCCAGCCGGTCAGAACACTATTGCTGATTGTTCCAAGAAACACAAAGAACATCAAGAATGGCGAGAATATGAATGACTGCACGGCCGCAAGTATTTTGCCGAACCGTATCTGTATTTTGGGTTTTCTTTTCATTGCTTGAAAATGTTATAATCCTGGTTTACGAAATGGTGAGGCAACTTTTCACGGTCAAGATTGAGATATTCCACCATGCTGTCCTTGATGTAGAATTTACTTCCACGAGTATCGGCTTTCAGCATTTCAAAGAGGAATTGAATCTCGCCGGGCTTGTAGGTTCGTTTTCCACCACTCAACAAGCCAACTTTAATGAGATCACACCAACCTGACACGGCATTGATCATTGCATAAGATGCCTGCACTGATATTACCGGCTCTATGCTTGCGAAAGTCTTAAATCCTCGCTTGTGCAATTCAAGCATAGCCTTTACCCGGTCAACATTGAGCGATGCTTTAGGCTCTTCTTCATCACACCCGGTAAGAGTGAATCCGACCGCGATCAGTTTCTTTTTCTCGGGATGAATGATTTGGTTTTCATCGAACAGCCAATAATGCAGGAAATCCGCTCTTTTCGTAAGGATTTGTACGGGTACATTATGATTTATGGCTAGACAGATAGCGTTCATATGGAAATCCAATGTTTCAGGAAGCATAGGATCAGTGGTAAATGAAAAGAACAGACCATACTTCTTGAGTTGGTCGATATTCTTTTCCATTTCCGCGATAAACACATCTGTTGCATGTTCCTCATCTTTGAAGCACTTCTTCAATGTTGGAGCCGGACTCCAGACATGGCTCATTACGCCCCGTTTGCAATAACAATAGTTGCAATCATTCGAGCAGCCATTGTAAAAGTTGCATGCCCACGGAGCGTATTCGGCAGCCTTGCCGGTGGGATTATATATTGCTTTTCCTTTGAAACTCATTGTATTTAGTTTTTAGATATTCTGAGAAGATCTATCGACCGCTGTCGTTTGACATATTCTCCGACGGCATCTACAAAAAGAGAGGCATATTGCTCTTCCTGAAGCATCAGGGTCACGATTGATGACTTGAGTATTTGTGGAGTGGTGCAGGAAAACAGTTTAACCTTTTCTTCGTCTTTGACGATGGTAAACCAGTTATCAGCAGTGATTAGTTCGTCTATCACGCAGGACCGCAGACTGTCTTTACTTCTATTTGGCATTGATTTATTGCCGATTAGGGCATTCTTTATTTAGTTTCTTGTTGATTTTCTCCAGTAGCAAACCGAGCATTCTCGTTTCGTTTATCTCTCGCAAGCCTCCGTCGCGCCTCGTCTTCCTCGACTGAAATATTTCATTCAAATGACGGCACACCCTTTCTGCATCAGTATTGGAAAGCTGTATCATAAGCCTTTGAGTTTTTGAATAACCCACGCGCCAAACTCATCTTGAACCTTGTTCGCTGCATCAACTGAAAGTCCAAATGCCCCTGCCAGCGTGCCCCAACCTCTGACTGTAAGGAACACACTTCCGTTGAGAAGTATATCCGGGCCTATATATTCGAGGGACGGAACTTTCTGTGGCTTGGCAGTTCCATTCAGGATTTCACATGTGCGCTGGAGTATCGAATCTGAACGTTCCGAGAGCTGATTTGCCATTAAGGACATATTGCCATTGTTACTCCAGATGAAAACGCCGTCGGACCAAAAGGGAGGCTCGTAGAATTCAGAGAATGTCATTCCTCAACTTCGCAAAGACCCTGGGATAAAGCATAATCATACAGACTATCCGCAGTCAGACAGTCATGCCGATTCCAATTATGCTTAACGTATCTTTCCACGACGTCATCTTCGATGAAACACCATGGATAATTCTCTTTCTGTGCTTGGTGGAGTCTTTCGGCGCAAGCCTTAATTTCCTCTGATGAAGGGTTCATTGTGAGTTGATTTTTGATTAAATGTATCTTATTTGCAATGCTCAAAATTACGCAAAATTTATCAAATACGCAAATTTAAGAGAGATTATTTTAATCATATTCGCAAGATTTTTAGCCATTATTATCATTAGGGTTATTTCCCCCGCTCTTAAGTCTTTCTCGTTCCTCGATTTCCTTAGCCATCTTTGCGAAACAGGGAACCTCACGAGTCTGAGCACGTTCTTCCTCGGATTTGCTCAAATACCAATCCTCAAATGAAATACTGTTTTTCTTGCTTTCCTCATATTCTCGCTCACGGGCTATTCTCTCTTTTTCCTCATAGGCTCGATTGATTTCTCTGCGTCTGTCTTCACAGAATGCATCAAGTGATTTCAATATTCTCATTGGGTCGATTGAGCCATAGAAATCTTCATATTTGCCGGAGCGTAATCTGGCGCAGAATAAGATGAACTCAAAGAGATTCAAATATCCATACTCAAGACGTATCTGAATTGCGAGTTCGTCCAACTGAAAATCCGTCAATTTTGCTTTGGCTCCGGCAAATTCATTAACGGCCAATAACTGCTGTTGCACCCACTTCACAGCCACATCTTCATCATAGGCTTGAGCAACATGAACAATGGCCGGTATTTTAGTCGCTTCATGGGCTTGCAGAATTGTAGGAAATGCCGACATTACTGCTGATTGTAATTGGGGCGAATATGCCTCACTCATCTGCGACGGCAGGAAGTTCTGTGTAAGGTACGTCACTAACGGATTGGCGACGCGCAAGGAATCTGCGGTCTGCCTCTGCGATATCTGCGAGGATAGCATTCCTTTGACGATCGCTGTCAGAGAGGTCGGCTCCGACACTGGCTCGCCCGGCTTGCGCCGTCTTATTATATCTGACATTTGGAGTAAGAGATTTTGAACGGTTTCTAATTTCTGAAACTATATTGTTATATTGACTGCTGATGTTTGTTACCGAGAAGTTGTCCCTCAGCCACGCTTTCTCTATGCTTGCGAGAAATTTTGTTAAGGCATCGAGGACAGAATCATCATCGATAGGGAGCGACACCGGCCTATGTTCACGACTGTAAGAGATTTTTTGAAGAAGCTTTTTCATAGCTACGGCATCTTTGGCTTCCCAGTAGTATGCACTCTCATATTCCTGCTCGTAATATGCTTCAAAAATTTCTCTTGCCCTCGTTACAATTTTGGGCGGATCTTTTTTCTTGGGAGTGGATTTTTTCTTAGGCTTCTCTGGCTTGGGTATTTCAGGTTCTACCTCCTTCTTTTTGACAACCTTTTTTCTTGCCTTTTTAACAACGCCGTCCGCGTCAGCGGTCGGCACTTCTACGTCAGTAGAAGTAGTCTTAATGTCTATATTATATAATAAGGTGTCAGTGTTAACCTCGTTTACACTGCTGTTAACCACGTTTACACTACCGCTCTTTTTGGTGGGTTTGCAGTGTAAATCTCGTTTACACTCAGTGTTAACCACGTTTACACTGGAAAGGGTGTATTTTGAGGCGGCATTACCATTTTTACCCTCCTCATATTGTATCAATCCGAGGGCTTCCAATTCCTTTCGGGCCTTACATATTGTCGGACGTGAAACGCCTAATATATGCTCTATGTGGCGAGTTTCGACATAAAACGGATTCTCCCAACGGCCAATGTTGCACTCTTCCACAAGCATAAAGTACAAATCGGCTGCGTAGCTTGAGATACGCATCGTTTGCCTGAGCTTATGGAAAGCGCGGATAATACTGATATATGACCGTGCAGATGCCATTCTATTGAGCGAGATAGCGGTTTATGGTAACCATAAACTCGTCCAGGGATTTACAGACTACATACTTGTTGCCGTGGCGCTCGATATTCTTCTGCCACGTTTTCTGCTCCGGTTGCTGATAACAACCGGGGCGTTTCATTTCAATGTAGAGTGCCCCATAACCATGCCGGGGGATTGCCAAACATAAGTCTGCCACGCCTTTCACTATTCCCTCTCGCTTTATACGGCCACCTTGTCCTCCAAGGCGTATCCCTTCGTTGGCTATATGAAATAGCACACCATCTTCCCACAATGCTCTATGCTGCATTTGGAACCACTTGATACATGATTGCTGTATTTGGCTTTCGGTGGGGCCCTCAGACGGATCTCTCTTTGGACGCTTTACAGTCTTTGGGTCGCGCCCCTCACGGATTGCCTGAAGAACACGCATATTATATGAATCTTTTCTTGTTGCCATTGGATGTGATGTATTAGTTCATAGAAGTTGAGGACGTCCATAACTTACCAATTCAAGTCCAAGTGCAGTCATAACACGCTCCAAAGACTCTAATTCAAGCAAGCGACGTCCTTTGAGGAAGAGAGAAAGTGATGATTCATTTACGCTGCAAAGGGAGGATAACTCACGCAATTTCAGCCCGCGCTCTGAAATCCTATCCGCCACAGCAAGGTATATTTCCGCCGGAGGATATTTGCCGACTACGTATCGAGCATCGCCGACAGTCAAGCCGAGTATCCCCAATAATGCGGATAACTTTCGCATAGAGAATGACCTCGTACCGCAGAGGAAAGAACTTAGGTTTTGTTCCCTCATTCCGGCATAAGAACATATCTCTCTTTGCGATAGTCCGAGGTCCGCTATTCTATTCTTGATTGCCTCTCGTATCATAGTTGCTGATTTTTCCGAAATACTTTTGTATAGCACTGGTGCGCCCATTGTAAAACACAAGTACCCGCTGGTGCATTCTTACTACTTTACGACGATTCATGTATTGAGCAGCTCTGATCTGCGCATGGCTGTCGTTATTCAAGTAGATGATGTCATTCCATAATATACAGCCGCGTCTACGAAAGACACTGATAATATCCTCCGGGAAACATGAATAGGCTCCGGCCTTATCCCTTATGTCGCTCACGATTGCCACGGCAAAGCGGTTCTTCTTGAGGCTTATCAAGGATTGTGTAATCGCCTCATCGATAACCTTCAGAAACTCCCTATAAGTTTGTCTTGCAGAAGCATCGTTAGCGTTATCGCTGTATATCTCTAAATCGTAGTATGGAGGGCAGGTAATGAACAAATCCTGCGTCGCACACCCCAGATGATTCACAACGTTGCGGCCGTCATCTTGTACGTACATTGCATTAACTCCAAGTTCGGCGCACCTGACCTTGTTTTCCTCTACCTGTTCACTCCGCAATTCTATACCAGAGAATGTGTGCCCGCATTTCGTCGCCACATACCCCTTAGTTATATCACCGGCAAAGCAGTCGAATATTTTTGAATTAGGACCTGGCGTAAACCAATGATAAATGACCTCCGCAAGCACTGGGTCGAAGCAGCTCACTCCATAGAATGGCATCTTCTGCATTTCTTTCTCCAACACTTCTTTATCAACATATCGTTGCACATAGTCTTTGAAAGATATGCCGAGTTGCTTGCGGTGTTCGTAAGTTGATACATATAAATCAGGCATACGCATAGCAAGGGATTCATACAATGATTCTTCCCGGCTATTTGCCACGGGTCCAATCTCTGACTGCCACACCTTTTTACGCTCTTTCCATGAGCCTTTCCGTGCATCGATGACAGAGTAAGGTGGAACAATGAAGCGGTCGGCCAAACTATTCTTTTCCATATCAAAAATAGCAGTTAGTAAGTTGCTTACACTGATTGTCGGCAATACCTTGAATAATATATTCTCCGGGTTTCCGCTCTATCAGGCTCAGATCCTCGACCTTGCCAAACCTTTTTATGTTTCCACATAAATCGACAATCCACCCGGCTTCTTTGTCTTTATGAGGGCGTATTGCTCTGCCAAGTATCTGATAATACATTGCCAACGACATCGTGGGTCGGGCCATGACAACAGTATCAAGCTCCGGGTAGTCGAAGCCGGTTGTCAACACGCCGACGTTAGCAAGAACTTTAATCTTGCCTGACTTGAAATCATTGATGATTCGTTCTCGATCTTTTTTCTTGGTTTCACCGCTTAGCATTTCACAGCCATCGATGCTCTTGCACAATGCCTCGCTTTCTTCAAGGAACTTAGTGAATACCAATATACCTTTGCGTGGAATCCCACTCTTTGGCTGTTGCAAGCGTTTGATGATACTCACAAGGTAATCCTGAAGATTGACTCTCTGATATTCTTCAAATAGGCTCCTATCGTCGAAGTCCATGCCGGTGGAGTTGCGACGCAATCCTTCCTGCGGGAGAATTGTCATGTCATAGTAGTTCAGCTTAGACAAGTAGCCTCGCTGGAGCAGTGTCTGAATCGCAACTTGATATATGACTTTGTGAAAGACTCTTGGGCGTGTGCGGGTAAGGAATTTAAGGATACACTTATTCTCAGCCGTGATTTCTCGGCTGTGTAACTTGTCATCGAACTCCTGGCTTCCGTGTTCGTCTTTAGGCCGGAATACGGTTCTCCCGTTGGAATCAGTGTACTGAAGTGATGCGCTCAGACGGTAGGGTGTCGCTGTTAAACCGAGTATCTTACGTGCTGCACAATCGAAGAAGTCCTTATACATACCTCCTTGCGGATTTATACCGTGACACTCATCAACTATGATGTACCTGAAGTGATTGAAGTCTTCCATGTGGGACTTTACACTTCCGATTGTTGCGAATGTTATTCGGTCTATCTCCTTGCTGTTGAATGAGGCGGAATATATTGAACAATCTTCCACTCCGTAGCTTTTCAACTTGGCGTAGTTCTGCTCAAGTATCTCTTTGGAGGGTTGAAATACAAGAACATTACCATCAAGTCTATGGGCTATATCGGCAATTACAAGTGATTTACCGGCACCAGTAGGTAGCACAAGAAGTCCGTTCTCATTGCCGCTACAGCGGAAGAAACGAATTGCTGCATCAGAAGCCTCCTGCTGATAATCCCTGAGTTGGTATTTCATTTGTCTTTGTAGTCTTTAAGAAATGCAATGAATTCATCGCCGTCTTCCGGAATTGGTAAAGTAAAGCCGAGCGTGCCGGCAACATCGGCCTCGATCTCGTGCATAAAGTGCGTGAGCTGGGCTGATGTCATCTGCGACACGCTCGGCATATCTTCCAATAGGAACTTTCTACAGTAATAGTTATACAGTGATACTTTACTGTTTCCGGTTTCACGGGCCAGTAACGATAGCCACATAAATAATAGTTTACGTTGGGGTACAGAGTGATGTACGCTCTGCGGTTCAATGATGATTCGGTACTTGCCTTCCGGCAAGCTTTCTATCATTTCTACCAAAGAGCGGCTTATTCTCGTTCCCTCGGTTCTATTCTTTATAAGTGTAGCCATCGTTACCATACTACGATGCTTCGTTGAAGATTTTCTTATCTGTTATCAGATGTCGGTATTTCAATAAGAATCGTATCAGATCCTCGCATCGTGCAACAAGGCAAGGAACATCACGCTCCGGCACGAACATATAGGATTCCGTAAAGGTTTCCCATCGCCCATACTTGTCTATTTCCGCTATATTGTACTCGAATAGCATGGGGGGCATGCCATTCTTCCAATAGCAGTATGGATAGACAATATGCTGAGAATGATCCTTAAACTTTCCGACTGAGTAGCGACCAGTTGTCTTGATGTCGTGAACCGACTGAGGCATCAGTTCGTCAACATATCCGTACACCTCAACATCGCCAAAGGCTGTCGGTACGATGGCAGATACGAACTGCTGTGTGAGAGCGCCTTTGTAGTAGTTGGAAAACTCACGCACCAATTTGATGTCAAAGTAGAATACCCGGTTATTGTAGTGGGCACGAATCCCGACTACCTTTCCGGCATTGGGATTGTCCTCATACGAAACATCGGCCCAACGTTCGTCTGGCCCACAACCATCTACTTGCCCCGTCACGCGCTCTATTACCTCCGGCTCCACAACGCGCTCGAACTTGAACTTTTCCGATGGCTTGCGATTTTCAATCAGACAATCAACAAGCTCATTGAACGCAGTTCCTTTGTCTGCCGCTTCGCTGTCGAATGGCACACGGTTGATGCGGTCAATGAGAGATTGGAATTGTTTCTGTCTGAACTCTTCGAGAGTATGGGGCGGATTCTCGCTCCAACCCCAATACTTCTCGTAGATTATATCGCTGTTAAGGTAGTCGGTAAAGCCGTCGAGCAAAGTCGCATAGAAGCGGAACTTCACGTTAGGCTGCCGGTTCTGCATCGTTGTAGGTCTTGGTTTCGGAATCGTAAACGAGTCCGAGTTCAGCGACCTTAGCACCGAATAGCGAACGGGCCTTAGCCATTGAACTGCCGATGTGTTTGTATTCTTTGATTCTTGCGGCGAAGTCGTTGGCCGAGCGCGCATCTGTGATGTTGTTAACATCTTCAGTGATGGCTTCAATGAGTTCGTCATACTTGCGACGTTCTTCAGCCTTGACTTCGAGCATCGAGAGATAGGGGTTGATAACCTTGTCTGCGATGAACACGTTGGGGGCAGTAGGCTGGGCCTGCGCGTTGAGGACAGTCGGCACCCTCATCACCGATGGGAGGTTGCAGGTGTTCTTGCCATCATTGCGAGAGGTGGGATCGAATGTGATTGTTCGGGCCTGAACGCCGCGCTCTGATTTCATTTCGAGGTAGCCGAGCAGGTCGAGTTCGGTTACAATGGAGTTGTAGGACTTTTCGCGAAGTGCCGGAATGAACACGGTGTCTTCGCCCTCCTTGCGGGTGTCGCGGTGGGCTACAAAGACAATGTGTTTGTTGAGAGCCGAAAGGGCGCGGGTGAACCATGTGAATTCCTGGTTGATGCGGCCCCAATCTCTGATCTGAGGCTGACGGCCGTTGCAGCAATAGTCCACGATGAAGTCCATCATCTTGCCGATGGTATCGACGACGATTGTCTGATAAGGGGCGAGTTCGGACTGACTCTGCTGGAGAAGTTGCTGGATTTCACCCCAGTTGTCCACCTGAACGATGTCAACGCCTTCGAGGTGGGCCATGTTTACACGCTTGACACCATTGTCGAAGTCAAGCAAAAGCGGTTTAGGCGCAGAGAGCGCCACCGTGGTCTTACCCATGCCGGCCTGACCGTAGATCATCATCTTGACAGTCGAGGGTATGACCAATTCATTGGATTTCTTAATGAGTCCCATTTTGAATTGTTTTTATTGATATTTAGTTTGTGCCGCTAATGCGGCGTTCTTATTTGCATTATTTGGTGCGCTGCACCGATACGGTGAAAGTACGTCGGTCGTACTTGACTTCCGCTTCCCACCCAATCCGGGCCATCTCCTTGCGGAATTTGCTACATACCGCAGTGACAGAACTGCTCTGCTCAATGGGGAAGATTGCCGTTTCTCCGATAGAGAGCGCTCTAATAGTCGGAGAGATTGGCAGTTTTTTCACTGCTATACTTTCCATGCGACCTCCTTTCTCTCGGCTGCCGCGAGCTCCGAGCGTGGAAATTGATAACCACACTCGGAGATTTCGTGATGAATCATTGTGGATTTGCTCATCTTTCTGCTGTTTTTGATTTAAACTCTTATTTGCATTTAAGCGAGAAATTGCTTATCTTTGTGGCGGTCTGAGCCGTTATCGTAGTGCAAATATAATCATTTTCGCAATAATGGCAAAATTGAAATAATCATATTTGCAAGTTCTGCTTAGATTTAACATTTTTTAATCATCTTTGCAACTTCACGATGTGTTGTTGCGGAAATGATAAGAAAAGAAAAGTAGTTATAATACAATAGCAAATATGAAGGAAAATGTAAGGCAGGACGAATTTATTCCTACCACCCAACGCATCATTCAAGAGGTGCTGGCAGCCGTCGGGCTGACCGCGCCCAAGTTCGCCGACGCCCTGGGCATAAACTACCAGAGGATATTCGACCTTATGAGAGGCCGGACGAAGAAGTTTAACCCTGGGATTGTAAACCTCATCTGTGAAAAATTTCCCGAAGTGAACAAATCTTACCTTTTCACAGGAGAGGGCAATGTGCTTAACACCGAACCTGAAGAAGTGGAGCCGGTTGAGGAAGTGCCGGCTCACGAAACAACTTCTGTTCCAGAGGGGAGTCTTGCTGACATCAGCGGACTTCTCCACAAAGTTGTGGATATGCTCGATCAGGTGAACGAGCGGTCGGCGCGTCTTACCGAGTTTGAGCGAGAACTCAACGAAAGGGAAGCGGCCCTCAATGCGCGTGAGCTCGATATTGAGCAGCGCGAGGAGGAACTTGGCGTAGGAATTAAAAAAACAGTTTGACATTCTTACAACAGTATTATCATAACCTCTTCCTCAGAAGAATCAAGAATGTGCTCAAACATAAATGACTGTTGCCGGTTGCGCTCTAATGCCGACTGGTGTCGCCTTACACCGGAGTGTTCTGGCTGGGGTTGTCGTTTGCTGACGATCCTGCCAGAATCTCTCCCGGCTTCTCCTATGGAGAGGGGAGCCTTATTTAGCCGTGTGTATCGACTCGCCGAAACAATAGGCGTGTTGTCTTGCCCCCATTTCAACGAATCTGAACTTGACAGGCTTGTTGAAGATGACGAATTACTCGTTTTGATGAAAAATCTCGCAAAAGATTTGCAAATATGATTAAAAGCGTGTAACTTTGCATTGCAAATATGAAGTGACAGAGCAAGGCTTGGCGAGGTCAACGAAAGTGTTAAAATTGCGGCTCTTGCGCAAATCACCCGCAAATGCAAAACCCTTATAGTATAAATGTCTGTAATGCAGGCTGATATACTGGAGAGGCACGCGCCTGGAAAGCGTGTATACGCCAAAAGCGTATCGCGAGTTCGAATCTCGCTCACTCCGCCACAAGTCCGGCAGTCGTTATGGCTGCCGGACTTGTTTTTTACAGTCTGGCTGGCATCCACTGATGATAACCGGATATACGTTTTTCATGCAGCCTCAGTGAAAATCCGGTATTGGGAATTTTGAACGGCTGTTGAAAATTTGTAACTTTGCGTCAGTAAAAAACGTTTCTATAATTACCTATGAACGGAAATGACGGAATATTGCTCGATGTGCGTGGCCTTCGCGCATCCATCGAGGGAAAAGAAATATTGAAAGGCATAGACCTGCAGGTTCGTCCGGGCGAGGTTCACGCCATAATGGGTCCCAACGGATCCGGCAAATCCACCTTGAGCGAGGTGCTGGCTGGCGATCCGGCCTTTACCGTCACGGCGGGTCAGGTCTCCTTCCATGGCATCGACCTGTTGGCTCTCTCTCCTGAAGACCGCAGCCACGAAGGCCTGTTTCTCTCTTTCCAGTATCCTGTGGAGATCCCCGGAGTGTCCATGGTCAACTTTATGCGTGCCGCCATCAACGCCAAGCGCAAATACTTCGGTGAGCCGGCTCTCAGTGCCGCCGACTTCCTGAAGCTCATGCGCCGCAAGCGCGAGGTGGTGGAGCTGGACAATAAGCTCGCGTCGCGCTCGGTCAACGAAGGATTCTCCGGCGGAGAGAAAAAGCGCAATGAGATATTCCAGATGGCTGTGCTCGAACCGCGCCTGTCCATTCTGGATGAAACTGATTCCGGACTTGACATCGACGCTCTGCGCGTGGTGGCCGGCGGGGTCAACAAACTCAAGACCGAAAGCAACGCCACGATAGTCATAACCCACTATCAGCGTCTGCTCGACTACATCAAGCCTGATTTAGTACATGTGCTCTATAAAGGACGCATCGTGCGCACAGGCGGCCCCGAACTCGCTCTTGAACTTGAGGAACGCGGCTACGACTGGATCAAAAATGAAATCGACGGTAAGGAAGGTCAACAACAATAA